AGCTACGCAATGAGCATCTAAATTATTTTTCTTTATTAACTCATCAAGTATTATTAATCCACGTTTCATTACGATAGCACCAGCTCCTTGCAATAAAGAATTAAGAGCTGCATGAGCGCTGCGTATGAATATCTTACGACCGTCTAATGCTTTGACGAATTTATTTTGTTCTGCCTCTCTTGTAATTCTACTTCTAAAAGACGCAAGTGATCTGAAATTAGCAAGAAAAGATTGCTTAACTCGTTTACCTTCTGCTTTGCTTCCTCCAATGACTGACCCAATCTTTGCATCTCCAGCTCCGTATAGGAAGGCATATATGAAAGTTTTAGCCTGAGTTCTTGATTTAAGTCCCGCCCGTCTTTGATTAGCTGTGTGTATGTCTCCATTGATAATGTCATTGGTAAACTCCTTATCATTTAAATAATGTGCAAGCATACGAAGCTCTAATCCACTAGCATCTATACCTACAAGTTTATATCCTTTAGGAACTGTCCAACAAGCACGACACTCTTTTCCATAAGGAGAAGATAAACTAGGTATTTGAGCCATGTTAGGATCACGATGCGACATACGCCCTGTAATTGTACCGTTAGTTATAACTGAACCATGCACTCTGTCACTGTCTTGTGTAAACAAAAGCCAAGAGGATACCTGTGCGATACGTTTCTGAAGCATGAGATACTTGGCTATTAAAGATGCTTCGGGTATCCCCTTAACTTTATTTAATATCTTCTCATCAACTTTTGGTTGTCCGGTAGGAGTAAACTCCGTAGGTTTCCAACCAAATTGCTGTAAGTATTCACCTATTTGTTGTCTTGAACCTAATTTAAATTCTTCTTCGGTTATCCTTACAACTGTTTCTGATTCACCTTTATTAAAGATATCATACTCTTCATTAGTTAGTCTAGTTTGTTTACCTAAAGTATCTAAACCCATCTTACGAAGTACACCATCTTTCGTGTGTTGTGGGTAGATAATCCTTTTAGATTCTCTAGGTTTAAATGTTTTGTGTACAGTGCTTTCAGTTTCTTCTAGCTCTGCGTTAAAGTGACTGAGCAATTTGTTAGCTGCTTCAACATCTAAAACAAACCCATGATATCTTTGTGCTGTAATTATTTTATACGTATCCCGTTCTAAATTTACAGACTCCAAAGTAAATCCTTTGCTTTCACGTTTTAACGCTTCATATACTTTGTGATTTAATTTTACATCATGGTCACAATACTTCATCATCTCTTCTGAGTATTCTGAGTAATCATTAAAGTCCATCTTAGGATACTCTAACTTGTATCCCCACGCTTCTAAACTATGCGAAGAACGTATAGGATTAAACAAACGTGATAACACAAGTGTATCCACAATGTTTTTATCCCACAAGTCCACGCCAGAAAGCTTTTCTATTACAGGCAAATCAAATCCTATGATGTTATGACCAATAAGTTTATCAGCCGATTGAAGATGTTTGATACCATCATCTAATTTATTTTCACCATACGAATATTGTTGTCCTGTTTCTGCGTCAATCGCAGACATACAAAATATCTTAGATGGATTTAATCCGTCTGTTTCAATATCAAATACTAATGATGTCATAGTTCTGCTACTTCCTCATCGTCAGGAAAAGTTTCTGCTAACCTGCCTGTATCTCTGTTGTATAGTAAGTGTGTTGCCATACCTACGTCACCTGTATATCGAGACTTCAACACTCTCATGTGAGTTGTGTTGGCCTCTTGTGCATCTTCGGATTGTTGGTCACGCTCTAATGCGATAACACAATCAGATAATTGTGCGATACTTTGTGAGCCTCGCAAGTGCGATAAGCTTACAGAGATGCCGTTCTCATGTCCACGATTACCGTCAACTCTACGTAGGTGACTAACTAATATTAGACCTGCGCCAGTTTCTTCTACGATACTACGCAGTCTTGTCATAATATTATCAATAGCTCTACGCTCATCACCATCACTCATAGCAGACACCAACATATGCAGGTGGTCTACAACTACCCACTTACATGAGCAGCCAATAATTAAAAACCTAAGCTTACTGAATATCTCGTCAATATCGGTAATACCAAAGTGACTGTGAATCCACACTCGGTCTTTATTCTTACCTGCATATACTTTATCAAAGATAGCATTCAACTCTTCTTCGCTGTGTTGATTACGAACTTGGTCAATGTATAATCTAGCATTTGCTTCGATTGAAAGTATACCGTCAACAGTCCTGCGCCAATCTTCTTCGAGCGCAATAATGCCCACGTTATCTTTTGTGTTAGTAATTAACCAGTGTTCCAACTCTCTGGTCACTGACGATTTACCAAGACCTGTACCACCAGTTAGTGTGACAAGTTCTCCACGCCTTAAACCATGCAGCTTTTTATTAAGACCTTCCCAAGGATATGGCACACTTTCTTTGGACTCTCGGTTATTAAACTCACTCTTTTTCTCTGAGATGTTTAACACGCCAGAGGGTGTATACAGTTTAGAGTTCCACCAAGATTCTACATAGCTCTGACCTCGCCCTGCCTTTAACATATCGTTGGCATCTTTGAAGTCATCAGGTAGTGAAAGTATTTTAGCCTTGCCGGGGGTAAGTAGTCTAGCTACTTTCTTAGCAGACTCTAACCCTTGTTTGTCATTGTCAAAGTTAATGACTACGCAGTCAAACTTTTCCAGAAACTCAATTGAGTTTTTGACATCACGTACCGCACCGGAAGCTCCAGACTTGACACTTACTACAGGCCATTTAGAACCTAGCATTTCGTAGGCGGCCATAGCATCACACTCACCTTCGACAAGTGTTATAAACTTTCCAGAGTTTTTAAATAAACTTTCTCCAAAAAGTCCAGTGCCTTGACTATTGCCACGCCAAGTAAAGTGTTTACCTTCCTCTCTCACTTTGTAAGCTGTCACCTCTGACGCTACGCAATAAGGATAGAAGTGTCTGATGACTTTACCTTCACGATTAACAATAGATTTCACGTTATATTTTTTTGCTGTGGTCAACGAGATTCCACGATCATTAAGTGCGACAAACGCACCTTCAATTTCATTGATAGAGTTCATGCGATGTGTATTGAAGTCTTCGACAACCCCTCCTGCATCATAGTTTGGAATATGTGTATTGCAACTGAAGCAATACGCAGAACCATCTTCATTGATAGAACACGCATCGCTTGAGCTGCAAAGTGTACATGGTTGATGTAGTTTTACAAACGCCATTTAAGACTCCATAAAAGGTGCAGTAGAGTCAGCAACTTCACTTGCTAAAGTAGGAAACTCCATTTCAGGAGTCAATGAACTTTTAATTTTATTATTAAAAGTTATTGAAGCTGCTTGAAGAACTGCTATCTTTTTATGTAAGATTTCCATCTCCGCATTTAACTCTACTACTTGTTTAAATAAAACCTTACCTTCATCTGTAAACAAATCAGGGTTATAGGTTTTGTCTTCAACGGTATAGGTTATCCGTTTGTCACCATTCATAGCTCAGAGACCTCCGCTTCTTCTAGAATAACGTCAAGCTCATCACCATCTCCGGCACTGTACTGAACTAACTCAACTACTTGAACCGCTTGTAGTTCCAAGCCTTTGTAGTTTTTACCGTTCATCTCTACTTCCCAAGGGTTAGCTTGGACACGAACTTTACTACCGTTACCAACAGCGCAGTCCATTTCTTGTTTGTTTTTATCTATAAGCTTTGGAGCTTTTCGTATCATACCTGAAGGGCCATTGACCTTTCTTTTGATATTAATAGTTGGGCCTTCCGGCTTATCAAACTTAACACTAAAGCCTTGCTTATCCAAGTCTTGAGCTGTTTTATTATCAACCACAAGGTCAATAGTATACTTAGGCTCATACTTTGTGTTAGGTGATTTAATACTAGCCCACATAGCTGTTCCTTCAATTACCATAAATGTTCTCCTAAATAAAAAAACTACGTAATACTATCATAGATAGTCTTAAAAGTCAAGACCTGTCTGCTAAATAATTTATAAACTCCGGCAGCAGGTCATACATATATTGCTCGTCATCTTCAGGAATGTCTTTTTTGTAACGCTTCATAGCGAAGTGTATAAAGAGTTCTTTAACTCTTTCATTGGGGCATGACACTCCCAAAGATAACGCAAACATCTTAGCCCACATATCCTCAATGATATACGTCAGCTCTTGATTTAGTTCCTGCGGATTTTTAATATCCTCACGAATCATATTGTGCCTCTACGACTGCGTACTCTTGGTCAATGATTTTAGATATTTCATCTTCACTTAAATCAACACCTTGGTCTTTTAAGTTTTGTACTTTCACCATAGCTTCATCAATAGCCTTGTCTACTTTAAAATCAGTGAACGGATTGCTCATGTTTCTTTTTCTCCTTCTCGTTGTCTTCAACGAACTTTCTTTTTAATTGTTCTCTTGCCTTCTTAGGCAGCCCATCAGTAATTACATACTTATCAAACCATTCTTCTCTAGTCACGTTATCGCTCCTTTTAAATTAATATCAGTATCAACTACAAAAAATCCTTTCCATTTAATTAGTCTAGATATTCGTTGAACAACTATAGATTCAAAACCACCCACGTTCCACATACGACACTCACTATTACTTGCGTTGGTGTAGTTATAAATAGTTGCTATCTTACCATCAGGAAACTTAATTGTCCAATGTGCCTCCCTGCCACCAATCAAAGATGGCTCTCCAAAAATCTCGCACAGCACAGCAAACGAGGTTTCTATCTGACCTTTGTAAGTAGAGCCTTTGCTCTCATCACCTATGCCATCATTGTGTGTTTCAAATTTTTCTATCATATCATCACCTATGAAATTGTATTTTTTACCCATTGTTCTAGTCTTGAGTCTTCGTCATTTTCTAATTTATCTTCAAGACTTGCTAAGTATTTTACTCTATCAAGAATCTGTGCCATTGTACAATTTTTATGTGGATTTTCAAAAACAATTTCGCAAATGTCACGTTTGAAATCTAACAACGGAACATAAGCTTCCTTAATAAATTCATCTATAGCTTTCGACATTTTTTTAACCTCCTGCGCTGAAACATTATCTGGTATATATAGTTTTAATAGCATTAATCTTTATCCTCTTCGACATTTTTTTAACCTCCTGCTAAGTATATAAGTTAGCCACAGCATTTGTAATTTAATACGATACATTTTTAAATTAAAGTTTAAATCTGAAAAAAATCTTGATAGTTTTAATAACATTAGTCCTTGTCCTCCCAGAATTTTTTCTTTGGTTTTTTATCTTCTTTAAATAATTTTTTAAATAATTTAATTAAAAAATTTTCTTTTTTTTCAAGGGTATACACTCCAAACTTAGAGTAATATCTTTTAACTTTATACTTTGAGCCTTCCGGTTCTTTTATTAATTCGTTGTCGTACATTTGTTTTCTCTTTTAATATAATTATGTATTTCTAATAACTTAGCTAAGTTTATATTGTTAGGTTTTGTATCCCATACATGATTAAATATTTTATTCCATTCTTGAATCAACTCTCTGTCCATGTCGTGTCCTTCGTGTGTTTAATAAAGTAGGCAGTTTATAGAGATGCCTAGCTCCACGAGGTATCCTTTACGCTACCTTCAGCCACTTTTGTAATCCAAGAGTCGCACGTTCAGCCTGACGAGCCTTAAATTGTATAACATTCTTAGACTTCTCAGGTGCTTTATAGTGTGTAGACCAATCCGTAATCGCATTGTACACAGCCCATTGTGTGTCACCCATTCGTGGTCGATAAACATGGTAGTATTGTTTTACCATATAGGCTAGGTTTTTATTTTTCCTATTTGACTCATCCAACAAATTATCGGCAACTCTTTGAGTGTTCCCATCATAATCCTTAAAAGCTACATAGCCAAAAGCATCGAGAATATCATTTCGATTTACATGAGTGCCATCCATTTCGTGCCACAAACTAATCTCATTTTCGAGTACACCTGCAATCTTTCCAAGGTGTTTAGTTCCTTTGTCCACATCTAATTGTTGGCTGTGTTTCTGTTTAATTAATCCGGCAGGGTTTTTAATCATCACCTGTGAATTAAGACAAGCATACTGTTTGAACCCTAGGCTCATTACGAATGACCACACGCCATTCCAACTATTCAATGCCATAACCTTAGCACTACCATAGTCTCCATCAGGAGTCTTGAAACTGGTCGCAGGTAAATCATACTCAACCTTACACATAGCTCCATTGTGTGAAACCTCTATGGATTCCTTGATGTTTGTACAGTCTAGCTCACATCTCTCAAGCATATCCCTAGTCTTGTCAATCATCTCAGAGTATTGTAACCCTTTGTAGTTCTTACCATGAACTGCTACAGGGGTGCCAGTATCGCTTCGATAGTAGACATTTTTACCCTCAAAAGATTTTAACCACCCATCTTGTCCAGCATACTGAACTGGTGCTTTCAGGATATCAAACCCTGCTTGCCCATAGTTACCTCTAAGTGATTGAATTGCTTCATGATTTTTATACATTGTTTGCATAACATTTTCCTCGTTTTGTTTAGTTTACGTTACCACTATACACGATTTACGTGCCATTGTCAAATCCTTACAGAATTCTGTAAGCATTTAATTCTTTTAACCATTGACATTTTGCTAAAAATATGCTACTGTAACTCCATAATTTTTAGCGTAGTGTAAACGGTCTATTATCTTTTTTACATACATCATTCATATCATCAATTAAATTATTAAATTCTTCCTCTGATACTGTTTGAGTAAATTTTAATTTATTATTCTCATCTAAATGAATCATTATAGTCATACCCCCTAACTTATTATCATTTCTATAGTTAGTAATAAGTGAATTAATATAGTTTCCAAATAATTGTTCGTTTACTTTCATTTTAAAATAACTCCATTTGTCTAGGGTCAGTATAAAGTCTAACATTATCCTCAACTGGTTGGTTAAAGTAATTGTTTATTCTCACAAGGTCATGGAATACGTGGTCAGTATCTCCAGATTCTGCGTGGTGTTTTAATTCCACAGGTATATACTGATTGTAGATACGTTCCCAAGCTTGTCGTATTGGTATTAAATGGTCAAACATTATTTTATCTCCAGTTTGTTTATTTTTTCTAATAATGAATCATAAGTTTTCTGCCCACACGATGACATCCTATCAAATTCCCATTGTAAATCACTTATATCCTTTATAATTTCCTGCCATTCTTTACCGCTTACCTCAATTCGATAAGGCTCATCATTTCTCATTGTTTTATTTTTCATATTATCATACCTCAATAGAAATCGTGGTGGTGAGTATACACGATATTTAAAAAACCCAATTCAATTACAAAACCTTCACCAAAATTTAATCTGCTACCACCAGACGCACTAGGCGCTTCTTTACCAATATAAAACTCATTTTTAAATTCTACGGTTATCTCAAGATACTTTCTATCGTTATCCCATTTTATGATAAAACCATTGTCTCTATTTTTGTTGTTAGCCTCATACTGATATTCTCTTTTAACTGTAGTTATTCTCACATTACTACCTCATCAAAGTCTAGATCATATTCTACCAAATTATTCTCTATCATGTCAAAAAATTCTTCTTTCCAGTTACTTAAGTCAAATATTTTATTATCCATATTTTTTCTCCCTATGAATAAATATATGATTTAAAAAAATTTATCTAATTTAGAATCTACGAACAGCGAGCCTCTAGTGTGAAAATTATTATGTAAAACT